TTCCAGAATGGATCCCGCCTGACCTGTTGGAGTGCGGGAATTGGCCGGATCATATCACGCGCGGGCGTTTCGGCGTATAGTAGCGGGCATGCTGAGATGGTTGAAAAGACTGTTCAGCGGCAAGCGGCGGGAGTATATGACGGGGTCGGAATGGAAGGTTCGCGCCAACGCATTCGCTCATGAACATCGGTTCAAGCACCTGAAGAAGTGATCACCTCAACAAAGTACTCCGCGCCGCAGTCGTCGCACCTGACGCAGCCGTGGACGCGATCCGCGCAGTCCCACCATTCGAGATTTCCGCCGCAGACCTCGCACGGCTCGTGCAGGCAGTAATACCACGCCCGGCCGGGCGGACAGATCAGCGTGGCCGGTCGTGTCGGGCCGCTCACTTACGACCTTTGCGCTTACGCAGCTCGGCGATGGTGAAGCCCGCTTTCTCGATACACGCCGGACAAGTTGCGAGATGGACGTGCTCGAGGTCGACCCAGGCCTCGTTGGCGTCCCAGGTAATCGGCGCGCCGGCGCGGCCACAGAGCGCGGCGCCGGCGTCCAGGATGTGAATGAGGCGGATCATCGGCGTGCATCCAGTTCCGCCAAAAACTCCGTCACGTCACTCGGCTTACCAGTCCCGTTCTCAGCCTCGCACACCAGCCGCTCGGCGCGTTCGCTTGCGGTTTCGTCCATCGGATCGGGCGCGTCGTTCTCATCCGGCATATCCGCCGCCAGCTCCCATTCGCGCTTGAGGTCCGTCAGTTCCCGGTCGCTCAGTCCTCGCAGATCCGCGCCCGCGCGCTTCGTGGCCCACTGCAGGAAGTCGTTGGCTTCCTCGTTGGTGCTGAACGTAGGCCCGAACGCAAAGCCGCTCACCGAGTCGTACAGCGCGGCCGTCTTGTCGTCTTCGCAGTCTCCCGTGATGTGAATACCCATGATGCAATCCCCCTGGGGCGAACCGCCGGAGCACTCCAACGGCCCGCCCGAATTCGATGTGATGTTACGCCCGCGGAACGCGCAGCTCGCCGCCGCGGCTCTTTGCGATCGACTTCTTCAGCGACTCAGCGATCTTGGCTCTGCTCGGCGCGGAGGTCCGCAGTTTAATGCGAATGCAGGGCACCGTCTCGCCCTTGAATTCGGTCTGCGTCGGAATGATGGTTATCTTCTGGCCGAACCAGTCGTCGGTCTCGGCGCTACCCATCTGCGCCGTGATCGTCTTCGCGTTGGTGCGGTTCAGCAGCAGGCCTTTCTTCTTCGTCAGCTTGTCCTCTACGAAAAACACGATGGCCTTGTTGTCGTCGCCGACCACTTCCATGCCTACGCTGTGAATGGTTAAGGTAAGGCCTTCGTCGGGCAGGTCGGACGCTGAGAGGTAGTTCGAAGGGAACGCTTCTTTGATGTTCATGATTAGTCCTTGTGTGGTTAGTAGGTTGTTGAACGTCGAGCGCGCGCCGGCGTGCCCGTCTTCTGGTAGCGCAGCCGCATGGCCGCTTGTCGGTTGTACAAGCCCTGCATCCTGGTCCGCCGGCGCATGGCCGCGCGCGTGGTGCGCAGGTGCAGCTTCCGCTGCTTCAGCATCTCGGTGACGAAGGCCTCGACGGTTTGTTCGAGCCGCTCAATAAATCCCTCGTCGCGCTGTACCGTGAGAATGACCGCCGGGTGATCCGGGTGATACGAGATCCACGTCCACTCGGCGGCGCCGGTGATCCACATCTGCCCCTGAACCTGCGCGATGTGCTCCGCGGGAATCTCGCCGCGCTTGCTGTACCTCAGATGGACGGCCGGGGAAGGGCATTTGATTTCACCGCCCGATTCATCGGCCAGGAACAATCCGTCGGGCGAGCAGCCCACCAGCCGCCGCTCATCCTTGAAAACGAATCCGACGCTTACCGCGTGCCGACCGGTCTGCCGCTCGTAGTAGGCCAGGGCTTCCGGCTCCATCTCGGCGCCGCGGATCATCCACTCACTGACGAAGGTCGGCTCGGGCTTGCCGGTGTACCACTCCCGCACCAGCTGCAGCATGTAGGCCGCGGCCTGCTTCGATAGCTCGCCCTGGGATGTGACGATCCTTGAGAAACTGGAGGCGGTTGGGATCCCCAATCTCGCGCTAAACCACTCGGGGCTTCGCTGTTCGCAATTGACTATGATCATATCGCCAGGCCCTCCATCGCTCGCCGCAACTCGGCGGTAGTCAGCCGATCGGCGGTGAACTCCGCGGCCTGAACGGCAACCGACTCCGCGAGCTCGGCCGAACAGAAACTGCAGTCGTCAACCGGTTCATCGTGGTCAATGTGCGCGTCGAAGTCGTCGGAGTCGTTCTGCTCGTCCCGGTAGCTCATGCGACCTCCTTCATCCTCTTCAGGATTCGCAGCGCCCGGTCGTAATTTGAGCCGTCGCCCGTCGAGCTGAAATCAAATGCCAGGTCGTTCTTTGCGTCGCGCACTATCTCGATCGGATCAAGGCAGGGCGCGTTGCAGACGTTAGAAGGGAACGGGTCGAAGGTTGAGATTATGAACGGCGCGTTGCAGACGACGCAGATTTTGCGCTTTTCGTCCTGCGTCAGACGGCGGTTAGCTTGAAGCTGGGTTGCTGTGCTGAATTTCGGGCCGGTGGATTTCATTGTCGTGCTCCTGAACTTTGGAGCACGTGAAGGCGGGTTGAAACTTCTAGGCGTTGCGGCTATTGTCGCTCGGCCGGTTTCCTTGCGCGTCTACTCACGTGCGGGGTTAATCGGTTGGCTCGGGCTTGCTGTTAGCGCAGCAGATCCGGGCCGTTTCATTTGCGGCGGTCTATGCTAGACCCAAAAAGAAGCCTGGGCTTCAATCGCCGGCTAACAGGTGGATGCTTGTCATCCCTCGCAGTTACCGCCGCGCTTTCAATTCCTCATCTCAAGTACGACTATATACTATTCGTGGAATAGCGCAAGGGTAATCTTCAAACTATTTTTCTGGGCCGCGTTTGCCGTCCGGACGCATCTGCACGCGCTTCAAATCGCGCTCCTCGATCAGCCAGCTACCGTTGCGCCCTTCGCCCAGCTTGCGCGCGGGAAGCTGCCCGGACTTGATAAGGGCGAGTACTCGCCTGGCGCTGACGCCCAGCCGCTCGGCTGCCTGTTGCGGGCTAATGATCATGGTTTCCCCCGGTTGTATTCGGCCTCGATCTGCTCGAGCAGATCGCTCGCCTGGCGCTGCAGATCTAATAGCCTCTGTTTGAAATACTCAAACTTGATATTGGCGCCGCCGGTCCCGTCGTCGCCGTCGTCCGCCGCCGGACTGATCGTAGTAGTGGGCGCGAGGGTTTGGTTTTCGATGTAGCGCACAGTCACGGTCCCGAACCTGATCAGGTCGCCGGAGTGCAAAAGCACTCTGCCCTGGACGCGCTTTCCGTTTACATAAGTTCCGTTCAGGCTTTGGAGGTCCGTCAAATATCCGCCCGCGATTTCCGCATGGAGGCGCGACACGGTTACGTTGGGCGAGAGATCCACGTCTACAAGCCTGGTCGGGGAATTGCGGCCGATGACCAGCGCGTGTACGAGTCGAGGTTGAGTTGCCATATCGGCACTATACCACGAATGGAATTGACCGCAAGCGTTCGTTTCTATATGCTCCCCGCGCGATCAATCCAACCAGAGCCCCGGAGAAACGAATGAACAAAGCGGAAGTGTGCGCCGCCCTCGGCGTAAGCGATAGGACTGTCCAGCGGCTGACCTCGCAGGGCAGGCTGCCTTGCAGATATGAGAACGCGCCGAACGGCGGCCGGCGCCCCGTGTATGAGACGGCGGATGTGGAGAAGTTGAAAAAGCAGATGGCCGCGGGCTCGAGCGGGGAGACGACCGGCCAGTCAATGGCGGTGGCTGGTCGTCTACCCGTCCAGCAGTTCAAGGAAATGATTGAAGGCCTGGTGGTGGCGATCGCTCGAGCGAACCCGGCGCCGCCGGCGATCGCGATCACCGACAAGTTCACACTCACACTTGCCGAGGCCGCGGAGTTGTCCGGACTTGCGCGCGGGTTTCTGCGCGAGGCG